GTACTCAGTCAGCAGGCCGGAGCCTTTCTTGCTGACGGTGAAGTCCCACTCCAGCAGGTTCTCGTAGTCCTCCATCTGGGACACCTGATCCAGTTCCTTGAGGACGGACTTTTGGGTGATCTGCAGGACTTGAACTTTGCCGGACTCGTAGTTGTAAACCGGGACGGCGATGGCGAACTTGACGTCAGCGGTGCCGGGGCCGCCGCGGCCTTCGCGGGGCTCGAACTCACCCATCTCGGCTACGACGTCCTCGTAGGTGGGCTCGAAGTCAAAACGGAAGGGCTTGGAGGCGCCGTTGGCGGTGCCCCAGGACTCGTAGAACTCCAGCGGTTCATCGGAGAGCAGTGCGAAGCGCACGGAGCCGCCGTCGGGCAGCTTGCTCAGACTCAGATAGCCGCCGCCGCTGTTGTTGCTGTTGACACTGGCGGAGGCGGACTTGGAAAGGAATCCCATTGTGGTTTCTGGCTTTTGGATGGTCGCCCGAGGGCAACGTCTATGACATTAGCACGTCCTTGACGAACGGGCTAGCCTAGTAAAACGCCCCAACTGCGTTGGGCAGCCGGGGCGCGGTCAAACATTCCTGTAGGAGTCTAACAACGTGTCGCATAAGACGCAAGAGTTGCTGGCATTCGTGCGCCAGCTGCCGAGTGGCATCGCCTATGCACCCATTTACTGCAAAGGGGCGGCGATCCAGTCCGGGAAAATCAGCAAGGGCAAGACGCCCCTGGAGCGCAGCCACCATCAGGTGATGACGCCGGCTGATGTGGCGCTCCAGATCGAGCGCAAGCCGGAGGTGTTTAAGGCCGTGGGGGCGTTTACAGGGCCCCGTAGTGGTGGTCTGGTGATCCTGGATGTGGACCGCAACCTGGCTCGCCTCAAGAAGAAGTGGGGCTCCAGCTTGGAAGGGGCGCCGGTGGTTGAGTCGACAAAAAGCAACGCTGCCAAGTATTTGCTTCGCGTGCCGGAGGCTCTATGGGCTGAGGTCAAGGGGATTGGCCTGTCGGATACCGGGGCGGGCTACGAGGTCCTGTGGGGCCGCCAGGGGCTCCTGTACGGGGCTTATCCGGGCTCTAGCGATGGGAAGGCGCCAGAGGGGCAATACGGCTTTGTGGGCGATCTGGAGGCCATTCCAGACGCTCCAGAGTGGTTGATCGCGGAGATGAAGGATGCCGCTGGTCGTGAGGTGCAGGACGGCGGTTTCATCAAGAACCGCAAGGCGCTGGACTTTTCGGACCGAGACCCAGATGAGATTGCTGAGATTATTCAGTCGGCGCTGAAGGTGATTCCCGGCCAGGGCGCTGGCAGCCGGGATCACTGGGTCAAGGTGGGCATGGCGATCCACTCGGAGTTGCCGAACGAGCGCGGCCTGATGTTGTGGTCGGCGTGGTCGGCTGAGGACCCGGAGTACAGCGATGAGTGGGCTGGCTCCAATCCCTGTGAGGAGGTCTGGAAGAGCTTTCGGAAGGGGCCGGTAAGCCTTGGGTCGCTGTTTTGGCTAGCGGATCAGCAACTGCCTGGGCGGCTGTGGTTGTCGGAGGATCTGCGGAAGGTGGTGGCCGAGGTTGAGGCCGATAACGTCACTCGGATTCGCCAGGTCGTCATCACCTATGCCGAGGTGATTCGCCGGGCTAAGGAGATCCAGGAGATCCGGAACCCGGCGGAGGCGGCCCACGCCATGAATGTGCTGGCTCTGGAGGCTGGCTACCGCGATGCTGGGGCTCTGGAGCGGCTGCTGATCGCCCAGATGCAGTTCGAGCAGCAGGACGACGAGATGGCCATGAGCAGGCTGTTGGAGAAGGACCTGAAGTTCGAGTATCTGATCCCGGATCTGCTGCCTTGCCCGGGCACCGTGATGATCCACGGCGCTGGTGGTGATGGCAAATCAATGTCGGCTTGGACCATCGCCAAGCACGTGGCCCGTGGAATCCCGTTCTCGGTGCGGGGTGATCTCGTTCCAGTGCAGTCCGGGCCTGTTCTGATCCTCAACGGTGACCAGAGCGAGGTGCAGGTTCAGCAGCAGTTGCGTGATCTTGAGTTCCAGGCGAGTGATCCCGTGACCGTGGTGATGGGGTGGGACCTCAACTGGTACTACCGCTTCACCAAGCTGATTGAGAAGCACCAGCCGAAGCTCGTGATCATCGACTCGATCACTGGCTGCAGCCGTGGGTCGGCGTTCGATGAGAACAAGAAGGAGTTTGCGAGCCCGATCTACTGGCTGGCGAACAACAACGGTCGGACCTTCCCGGCCTGCACGATCCTGTTGATTCACCACGCCAACAAGACCGGTGGGTTCCGGGGCAGCACCGCCATCAGGGACGCTGTGGATGAGGTGTGGGGGCTGCGGCGGCCTGACAAGAAGCAGCTGGAGCAGACCGGTGCCAACGCCCGTCTGATCACCGTGGAGAAGTCCAGGGCTGGCCGTGATGGCAGCAAGCTGCTCATGAAGCTGGAGAGCGACCTGACGTTCTCGCTGACCGACTACGTGGAGCTGGACGGCGATAGCTCCAGCCCGGCTTCCATCGTGGATCGGGTGCTCCAGCGCATCAGGGCTGCCTACCCCCGTTCCGTCAGTCGGTCTGATCTGGCGGCTGATCCGCTGTGCGGTGGCAGCGTCGCCGGAATCAAGAAGGCGACCCAGCGATTGGTCTCCCGTGGTCTCATTTGTGTCTCAGGTGAGACGCCTGGGAAGAATGGTGCTCCAGGTAATCCTTTGTTCCAAGCAATTACCTCGCGTGAAAAGCCTTTAAAAGTGTGTCCCTCGGTATCAGAAGCCTTGGTACGACTGGAAAAGGTACCGGGACACGGGGTAGAGGCTGTCCCGGTCCTCCTTGACGATCTGGCGACTGGCACAAACCCCCGGGACACCGATTTGGGCTGTCCCGGTATAGAAGCCAGTCACACCAATGGATCTGGTACCGAGGGACAGCTTTTGCATGGCTCCCCAAGGGAAGAACGGTCGGCGGAGGAGCTGGAGGTCCTCATGAAGGAAGCCGCACAGCTTTGGGACTGATGGACCGGTTCAACCCGCCTAACTTTTTCCTAGGGCTAGTGCGGGCTGCCGCCTGGCTGATTTGGAGGGATCCAGTGGCTAAGTCGGAACCGGCTCCACCCAAGCGCCCCAGGAAGCCAACCCTGGGGTACAACGTCGGCGACATTCCGTTCGAGCTGATGGCGGTGGTACGCATCGCCTGGTACCGGAAGGGGATGACGTACGAAGTGGAGGAGTACCAGATCGAGGAGTGCCCGGATGCCCACGCGCAGTTCCACTACATCGTTGGGACGGCGCTGAAGCAGGGAGCTGACGTCTGCGTTCTGACCCAGTACCAGCCCGAGGATCTCGGGGTTCCGACCTAGGGCTTGACACCCTGGCCATTCGTCTGTAACACTAAGGGCAGCTCACACCCCGTGGGCTGCCCTGTTTCTCTATTACAAATGGAATTTTTTACGCACACCGAGATCGAGAACACCAAGCTCAGTCCCTGGTACTTCGCCGTCCATTGGGCGACGCTGGTGCTCCAGCAAAAAGTCGCCGACATGGAAGCTGCCGGCGGCGATCCCATCTACGACATCCGCCAGCTGGAGAACCTCCAGGAACTGGAGATGTTCTTGAAGATGAGCTGGGACCAGTGGCTCGACAACCTTCAAGCTCGGCAGACTGCTCAGGAGACCAAATGACCCACGTACTGGAAATTGACTCCGTTACTTTTGAAGACGGCGGCCGCCGCCTCGTTGTCGACGCCGTTATTGATGACGCTGTTCTGGTGCGCTCGCAAAGCCACTTCGAACCAGCGGAATGGGGGCCTGCCCTGTGCAGAGGCTCCTTCGAGCTTCACGATGAGGATGTGATCCCGTCTAGCGATGCCGGATTCCGAGAACTCCTCGCCCAGCGAATCGACGACTGGGCGCCAATCGACCAGAGCGATTGGTACGACTGAAGCCCGCGAGCTTCGTAACGCTCCCGATTACGACGATTGGGAGTACGGCACCGAGCCGATCCCCGGCGATACTCACTGGGTCAAGATCCAAACCTTGACCCAGCTCTATCGTCACCTGATCTACGTGTTTGCCACCAGCGACACCATCTGCTCCAGCAGACTGGCCGAGCTGGCCATCTACGAGATTCTCAAACTGCGTCTATCGGGTCTCATCTCGATACGGCAGCAAGATCCCCGATTTTTTGCATGAACACCGACTCTTATGACCAGTACTACCGCGATTCCCGCGGTTACAGCTGGAGCGATCTCGCTCAGATGCGGCGCCAGCCGTTACGCTCCAGCACGGTGGTGCCTGACGTGTTCAAGCACCGCTTCAGTGACCCGGCGGAATACGACGCTTGGGTCGAGGAACAACGTAAACGCTACTTCGCTTGATGACTGACACTTCAATCACTCCCTTTTACCGCTCGTTTTTGCTGGGGCGGACTGTTCATCTCGATGGCATTGCCGATATGCCGCTGCGGGACCTGGACCTGCTGAACGTGGAGACACGGGCGGCGCTCCAGGAAGCAACGGAGAAGCACCAGCAGATTGAGGACAAAAACAGTGAGGAGGCCAGCACGGAGTATCGGCGCATGAAAATTGCCCGCTACTTTCAGGCTGCCATCGAGATAGCCCTCAAGAACCGATGACCGTCTTTACCCTCGCTGTCTGCGTCTTTCTTGCCGTTGCGATTGGAATCCTCTACATCGGCACTGCCCTCCACTAGGGCTTTCTTGTGTTACATTTCAACCCGTTCGACCTATGAACATGCACATCCTTTCTGACCAGCAGTTCCAGCAGATTGCCACTGCATTGGAGCAAGCCTTCGTGGCCATCAACGCTGCCCAGCATGTTGAGATTGACCTGAACAAGCCCAAGCAGACCATTCCGCTGCCCGCCGACGAAAAACTTGTCCGTACAAAGTCCAAGCCGAAGTCTCAAGTTAAGACCCGTAAGTCCAACCGTAAGGCGCGGGCGGCGTTGACTGAGAAGAAGGTGCTGGAGATTAAGCGCCAGTTGCAGGATGGTGGCAAGTCGGTGGCCAAGATTGCCCGCGAGTTTGGGGTGCACAGCACCACCATCAACTGCACTAAGTGGGGCAAGACCTGGAAGCATGTAACGCTCCAGCAGGACAAGCCCACCACCGTGGTGATCTGAGGGTGGCGGTTCTTTCTGACGTTGACATCTTTGCGCTGGCGCGGCGGGATCTTGTGACTCCGTTTGTGCCGGAGCTGGTGAATCCCGCGAGTCTCGATGTGAGACTCGGCGAGAACTTGTTGGTGGAGTTACCGTCAACGCCCCAGTTGGTGCCCTACTCCATTGCAGGGTGTACGCAGGAAGAACCGTTCATGCTCCAGCCGCATGAGTTCGTGCTGGCGGAGACGTTGGAGGAGTTCCGGCTGCCTGACTGTATTGCCGGGCAGCTGGCACTCAAGTCCAGCCGGGCGCGTGAAGGGATCGAACATCTCCTTGCGGGGTACGTCGATCCCGGTTACGCCGGCCGTCTCACGCTGGAGTTGCAGAACGCGCGCTCCATGCACGCGGTGCCGTTGTGGCCTGGGATGCGGATTGGGCAGATTGTGTTCCATACGCTCACCATGCTGCCGAGTAAGGATTACTCAAAGACCGGCCGTTATCACGGCGACACTCAAGTACAGGCTTCCAAAGGATGAACGAATTTCATTTGGATGTTCAGGAAACTGTGCATCATCCCGCGCACTACACCGCCGGCAAAATCGAAGTTATCGAAGTGCTGGAGGATTGGGTGCAGCACGCTCCAGATGCTGTGACTGGTTCGCTCCAGTGGCAGTGTCTGAAGTATCTCAGCCGTATGTGGCTGAAAAAAGATCCGCTGGAAGATGCGGAAAAATGTCGCTGGTATTTGAACCGGCTGATTAACACCTTAGCTACGGAGGCTTACCGCGATGACTGACGACATTTTGGACAAACTTCCTGATGAGGAACTCACCGAAGAGGAGCACGAGGCTTTGCTGCTGAGGAGTGAGCACGCCATTGGACCGCCGCTTTCCTTCGCTGCTCAAGCTGTATTGGATGCCTTTAATGAAAGTTGGTGGTATCCAGAAGACATTACAGAGTTTCATATTGCTGTCGTCCTGCGTGCTGTTGCGGATCAAATTTGCATGAAGGAGCCATTAGGTGACACCGATGCTGATGCTGGTGTATTTGCGGCGCACCAAGCCATCAGCACTGCACTTTGCACCATTGCCGCTGAGTTGGAGGCATTGGCCAATGCCGACTAGGTTTCGTACCGTCAAGTTGGTGACGTACGCGGTGCATCGGCAGGGGGGCTGGATTGAGCGCCAGCCTCACGCCATGCCGACCTACACCGTTAAGCTGCCGGACGCAGATCCAGCTGGACCTTTCAACCGGAAGGAACTGATTACTTGGGCCAACATCAACCTCTGATGGCTGAAACCGCAAAGAAAATTGTCCGCTACGAGCCCGGACACATTCCAGGTAATGCGGTACTGACGCCGCAGAACGCAATCGAAATTCGCAAGCTGCGTGCCGAAGGTATGTCGATACCAATGATTGCCGCTAAATACGGTATTTCTTATCAACACACTCGTGACATCGTACTTTTCAAAAAATGGCGGAACGCGGAAAAGCAAGTCTGATTCCAATCAACAGCCGCCTGTGCATTAAGTGCGGCTTCACCTGTTATCGCTCCAGCGATGCCGGAAAAGAGGAGTTGCGGGTGCAGCGTTTGATGGAAAAGTACAAGCCGCTGGAGGATGGTGGTGAGTGTCGGCGGTGCGTGCACTGGTACCACCGCTGCACGCTGGGGTTTCCAGAGGGTGGGACGGCCCTTGCCGAATTATGCGCTGCTAGGGAGCTTGGTAATGTGCTAGAGTAGTGGCAACATAATTTCGATTATGTTCCCAAATCGCCCTACCAGGCATGAACATTCTCTTTGGCATTGAGCACCTCTCCACTCTGGAGGGGGCGACTACTGTTGCATTTGACGTGGAGACAACTGGGCTCCAGCCGACCTTTGGTGGTCTGCGGTTACTGCAGCTCTGCACGTTGGGTAAGCCGCCGGTGGTGCTCGACTGCTTCCAGCTTGAGACCAACGATTGGATTGAGCTGGAGCAATTCTTTGAAACGGAGCGCACCTGGATCGCCCACAACGCGGTGTTCGATCTTGGCTGGCTCCAGGAGTACGAGATCTACCCCGCCGGCAAGATCCTTTGCACAATGCTGGCTAGCCGTGTGCTCACCAACGGCCTCGCAAACGTCAAGCATGGCCTGCAGTATGTGGTGAAGCGGTACCTGAAAGAGGAGATCTCCAAGGAGGAGCAGAAGAGTGACTGGTCGGGTGATCTAACCCAGAGCCAGATGGAATATGCCGCCAAGGACGTGGTGGTGTTGACCGAGCTGGAGCCGCAGATCGCGCAGCGGATGGCTACCGGTGGTCTGTATCCGGCTTGGTTACTGGAGTGCAGTGCGTTGCCGGCGATGGCGCAGTTGTGGCGTACCGGGCTTCCTTTCAGTAAGGAGTCCTTGATCCAGTTGATCGAAGATCTCGACATTGAGTGTCACGAGGTCGGTGAGAAGTTCATCGAGGACTTTGATGCGGCGCTGCCTGAGGAAGCAAAGTTGTGCCGTGGATTGGATGGGAAGTTGTTGTACCAGACAAAACCTGGAGCAAAAGGTAAAAAGATTGATCCTAATGTTTTTAACTTAAATAGTCCGGTGCAGTTGCTGAAGAAATTCACTGCGCTATTGGGTGAAGCACCGATTGACCCAAAAAATAATAAACAGAGTGCAAGTAGGGCTGCTCTTCAGGAGCACATTGCTGACCATAAAGTTGTTGCAAGTTACTTGCGCTGGAAACGTGCAGAAAAACGGCGGCAGATGGCGGAGACGTTGTTAAAAAATGTGGCAAAAGATGGGTTTATTCGTGCCAGTTATTTGCAGATGGGTGCGGATACTGGACGGATGAGTTGCATGAGTCCCAACCTGCAACAGATTCCGCGGGATCAGCGGTTTCGGGCAGCGGTGCAGGCTCCGGCTGGCTGGCGACTGGTTGTAGCGGATTACGGCGGGATGGAGATGCGACTGGCGGCTGCTGAAGCTCAAGATCCTCTTATGACTCAGGCGTTCCAGGAGGGGAAGGA